TTCCATCGATATCCGCATTCCCAGAAATATCTAAACTAGCAGCAACAACATCCCCTACTGTAATATTTGGAGTACCACTTAAGCCAGTAGCATTACCTGTTACATTACCTGTTATTCCACCAACGAAACTTGTTGCAGTAACTATACCAGCAAATGTTGCGTTACCATTAGTTCTTCCAATTGTAACAGCAGCACCAACTACAAATTCAGTAGCAGTAACAATACCACAACTAATATTACCATTCTCATATACAGTAGCAGCAGTTCCAACTACAAAACCAGTACTAGAACTAGTTTGGCCCGTTACCGTAATTCCTGAAGCACTAGTTTCCAAAGTTTTGGAGTTATCATGATATAGAGAAACTGAGCCATCATGAGTAATAATAATACCTTCTTCACTTGGTTTTGGTTGTAATTTGATATTACCACCAACATCAGAATTGACATTGCAACGGAGTATTAAATTACCCGTATTATTGTCAATCATCGAGTCTGTTCCTGGATGATATATGTGGAAATCTGAACCATTTCCTAATACAATTCTATCATTAGTTACACCACTACTATCACCAAGAATTAAATTCTTTTCTTTTATATTAACATTGCCAGTAAATGTAGTTACGCCAGTAAAACGAGAAACACCCTCGACTGTTAATGAAGTATTTGCTGATCCTGCTTTTACATTAACACCACCTTGGAAAGATGATAATCCAACAAAAGTAGATATACCACTATTATAAATGTTACTTAAGAATCTTGCAGGAGTTGCTGTTTGAATATTATCAGTTGATGCAACACCTGTTAAACCTGTTCCATCTCCAACAAAACTTGATGCAGTTACTATACCAGAGAAGGTTGCATTACCATTGGCAGATATAGTAGCAGCAGTACCAACATTAAATGGTCCTGTCTGTAAATCAATTGCTGAGAAAGTTCCAATTCCAGCAGTGAGATTACCATTGGAATATATTGTTGCAGCAGAACCTACACGAAGCCCATCAGTAAGTGTTGCAACACCAGATGCTATATTCAAACCAAGAGTCGTAATCTGTATTCCCTTAGTTGCAGTAATAATACCAGTCGAATATATGTCTGTTACTTCATGTTTCTCGAATGTATGTGCAGTTAATATTCCACTAAAGTATCCATTAACAGCAGTAACAACTCCATTAACATTAACATCTCCTAATATTGTTAAAGCATCAGATGCTGTTGTAGTTCCAATACCTACATTAGATGTTGTATGAATACCTGTTGAGTTTTGGACAAAATATCCAGTTCCACCACCACCTGTAGATAATGCAGTACTTGCAATACCTACCCAATCAGTCCCAGAACTTCCTCCTCCATAAATTAATAAATGACCTGTTGTAATTCCTGTTATATCAACATCAGCTAAGTCCTTAATATAACCAGCACCACCACCACCGATGGTATATAATTGTTGCTCAACTCTATTAACAAATAACCTATAGTTTGCTGCTAAATCCTTTAATGTTGCAAACTTCTGATCTGTTGGAGTAAGAGGATCTTTACCTTGCTTCTCTTCAGGATCAGGAGTTATAGGTCTATCATTAACTAATTCTTCTTTTAAAATCTCTTGTTTTCCTTTTAACTCTTCAACAATCTTATAGAGTTCTGAAATATCAAATGAAGTACTTTTAACTTCTTCTTTTAACTTATCAACATCCTCATCATAATATTTTACTTCAGGTAAGTTAGAAATCTCTTCTGTGAGGGCAGTAAAATAACCATCAAAGATATCCTTAGTTTCGACATTTTTTCTATTAAATTCTTTTACTTCCTCTTCAACTCTTTGTTTTAATACATTAAATTTACTAAGTATATCTTTCTTCAGTAATCTATCATCATTTCTAAAAGAATGTTTGGTTTCATGTATTCTAACAGCAGCTTCTCTTAACTCTTTATATATTTTATCCTTTGTTGTATTAAAATTAGTAGTTAATTCATCAAGACTATTCTTTGACTCAAACTCTTTTACATCAATCTCCTCAAAGATATGTTTTACTTCTTGATCAATTCTACCTCTAATAGAAGATAATTTATCCTCTACCTTAACAAAATCAGAATCAATAACACCAAAAGTTTTCCCTATCCATGAAAAATCTGGAACTTCATTAACCTCATTAACCCACTTTGGAAATACGGGTATAGATTCTTTTACTGCAAGAATGTCTTCTTTAAGAGATTCTAAATCTGCCTCATAATACTTTGGTTCAGGAAGACTTACAATAGCTTCCTTAATGACCTTAATCTTCTCCTCAAGGCCATCTACCTGTTCATCATAATATTTTATCTCTGGTATATCAGCAGCATTCTGATTTATTTCTTCTCTTAAGGAAGCAATCTCATCATCATAATATTTTATCTCTGGTATCTCTGGAGGTTCTGGAATACTACCCCTAACCTCTTCAATTTGTTCTGTAAGTTTCTTTAATTCTTCGTCGTAATATTTAATTTCTGGAATGTCTGGAATATCTTTTCTTACATCATTTATCAGACGTACTATCTCCGTTAAATCTTGTGTCTCTTCTACAGAGCAAGGTGTACCAGGTGCTTCATCTTCTTCTTTATCTGCTTCTATTTCATCACTTTCGTCGGGATTTTCTATAAAATCTTGTACCGAAGGTAATTCTTTTTCTTCTGCTATAAATTCATCGAATGAAGGTAGATTACTCTCTGGTAAATCATCTATCGACGGTAACTTGTCCGACATTTTATGGATACTAAAAGTACTTCGGGATTCCTCTCCCAATGTTATTTAGATTCTTTAGGTAGTCCAGATTTTAATAACTTTTGGAGTTCTGCAGTTGAACCTACAAACAAAGCATTATTGACTGTATTAGGGCCTTTGGATTGTTGTTCTTCATTAACATCTTTCAATTTTTTCTGAAGATCCATTAACTTATCCGTTGCATCAGAGACACTCTTAATTAACTGCCCTGCTACTTCATATGCTCTGGGCATTTGACTATCTTCAGCAAGTTCAAGAATACCATTAATTGCTTCCTGACCCTTTTCTATGATGCTATAAAGATTACCACGAGTATACTCATAATCTTTTTCAATATCATCTTTAATGAATCTGTCAGGTTTCTGCTCAGGAGTTATACCAACATTTTCCTTTGTAGGAACAATAGTAGATTCTACATTAAAAGCATCATCTAAGTTACTCATCTTCATGTGTATTCTCCACTAAATCCAAAGTCATCACCCATTTCAATTAGGGCATCATCAGCAGCAGTAATCTCTTTAATTGCTGCTCCTCTTACATGATCCTTAATAGTTGTACCATCCTGACCTCTCTTAACAGTAATCTTATTACTACTTATAGAATCAATATACATTTCCTCACCATCAATATCAACATAAGTTGACTCAGTAAGACTGCTACCACTATCTACATCAAAGGTTAGATCGGTAGTAGTAATATCTTGTGCGAGATTGGTTGTAACACTACCATCATAATCCTTGATTGCTCTAGGAGTAACTGCATATGTAACATCTCTTTCAGTACTCTTAGAACCACCAGCAAGATATCTGACAGAAACAGACTTGACAATATCGTCTGTAGCAGAAGAAACAGGGCCAAATAGGTATGTCTTAGCAGTAAATCTTAAAGTATAATATAAAACTCTACGTGCATTAAAATCACCCTCATAATCGTCTTGGAAGGTAACATTTTCTAATACAATAGGAATATCTCTCTTTTCCTTCATCGTCTCTACAAGTTTAATTGTTAGATTATATGAAGGTTGAAAATAAGGTAATATCTGTTCTACTATCTGTAAAGCATCATCATTTAATTTACACATGATACCTAATTCAAATTGCATACTATAAGGAACAGGCATGTATGCTTTATTTGTATTCTTTCCAGTAGTATTATCTTTTACAGTAAATTGTTGTGTTGTAGTAACTTTTCTAGCAGGATCATAAGTTAAACCTACAAACTCAAATGAAATTCTAGGTAATGTAATCTGAGTTCTTTTATTAAGATCTGGAGATTGTTCTAATCTTGCAAGGAACTTTTGGATAGGGCCATACGCAAGAGGAACTTTTTGTACTTGTGCATTTCCATCACTATCCGTATGCTTAATGGAAATATCATTAAACAATGTACCAAAACCAATAATGGTCTTTCTAAAAATTTCGTGATAAAAATACTCAAACATGATTATATACCTTTATATTTTATTTAGGGTTGTCCAAATGGGTTACCTTCAGTAAAGTCAAGAATATTATCTGCTTCAGTTTCAAAGGTATCGTTATCTCCATATCCATCATCAAAATTAGTTAGATCTATAAGTCTTATACTATGTGTTGCACCAGAAGTTCCACCAGTAATAGTTTCTCCTCTAACAAATCCTGATCCCTCAACTGCAGAAACCTCAAGTTCATTAGTTGGTTCATTCCAGTTTCTTACTCTCGCTGTAGTGCCACTTGTACCACCTGTAATAACCTCATTAAATGAGAAGTTACCAGATGCAGTACTTGTTGCAGGAGGAGCAATGTAGACGATTGGAGCAGTCGTATATCCAGCACCAGCATTAGATATGTAAACTGCAGAAATAGTACCAGCAGTACTAACTACAGCAGTTGCAGCAGCACCTGTAGTGGATATACCATTCTGTGCTTCAAAGGTAATAACAGGACTTGTAGTGTATCCAGAACCACCTCCAGTAACAGTAACAATACCAACACCACCATTGGACATAAATGCTGTTGCAGCAGCACCAGTACCACTATCTCCATTTGCAAAGAATTCAACATCAGGCCCAGTTGTATATCCAGCACCTGGATTAACAAGATACACAGATTCAACTACACTTGCTTTCTGATCAGCAGGATCAGCAGCACCAGCACATACAACAACTCCACTCTTTAAATATGCAGTACCTATACCTTGTACTCCACCCGATGGTGCAGATGATATTGCAACTCTAGGTGCATATACATATCCACTACCTCTATTTGTTAAATGTATCCATTGAACACCACCATTAACCACCATTGTCTCAGCAGTTGCACTTGTTGCAGTACCAACTACAGTTAAAAGTTGAGTACCACCAATGAGGAAATCCCCTCCATCAACACCTTCTGTAGCTGCTAATGTATCATCAATCTCATCAACACCAGTGTCAATAACCTCATCCTCATAACGGAAGAGTTCACATCTAAGAGTATATACATAATTCTCTCTTAGCATGTAGAAAGGTTTTTCATGTTCTACATACTTAATTTCAAACAAACGCTCCCCTAATGGAAAATAAATTAAATCCCCTTCTTTAGGTCTAGTTGATAGTTTGATATTATCTTGATCTTCTATTAAAGGTTCAATATATGTTTCCCATCTTTCTCTTGAAATAGTTAATGTTATCTCTTGAGTTGATTGAATACCAAACTTAGATAATAAAGTAGGGTTTTCACCATAACCATCAAAATTTTCTACATATGCTTCTAATGGATATGCATCATCAAACTTAGATTCAATGACTTCCTTTATAATAGTAGAAGTAGTTAAATACTTTCTAGGCATATAATGTACTTCAACACCATACATCTTCAACTGCTCATTAATGAGCGATTGAACTAGACTTTGTTCAGAACTAGTACCTTGAGTAAAAAAGGGATTAAGTGCCATAATATTAACCTATCATATCCAATGGTGGCATCTCATACATGTTAGACATTTGCTCTCTGATGATTTCTAAATCTTTTTCTGCGTCATCATAGATTTGTCTTCCATTTAATTCTATACCACCAGGTAATTTAACTCCTTGGAATTTAAGTAAATTTTGCCCCCACTGTCTTTTCATAATCGCAGTGAGATAACGTTTTAAGAAAGAATCATTCCAAACTCTACTATAATCATTAGGATCTAATGTTCTCCAACAATCCATAATAAGATAATCCCCAACTGTCATACTTTCCCAATCAATATCAAGATATAACCTATCCATTCTTTGATTAAATCTTATTTGTTTTTCTGTAGTTAAAAGGAAATTAATATCTTCAAGATATGTCTTTGTCATTGCATAAGACAATAATTCAACAGCACCCCAATAATAAACATCATTTAGGAATAATTGGTATTTAACACTAAACATATTATTTGTTAAAGTGTTAGATCCATCAAAATGAAATATTTTATTTACGCCAATAACTGAAGGTGGAACTTGAAGATAGTTACTATTCTCCTTCCAATCAAATTCTATAGATGATCCATCAATAGTAGATGTTGCACTTGTTGTTGTTATTCCTGGCCCTACATCTGGTTTTGCGGTTCCCCTATCAATATCATCCTGAGTTATTTTATACTTAAGATACGTATTCAAAACACCATCGAAATGACGTTCTTGAAAATACTGAATAGCATCATCAATTAAATCTTGGCATTGTTCATCAGCAAGGTTTATTTCCAGCACAGGAGCACCTAATTGCCGTAAACAATATTCTTTTAATTCGTTTCTACTTGCTGGTTGTGCCATTTATACAATACCTCCTTCAGTATTTATGGTGCAGATGATACGCCACCTCTTACCATGATATTACCATCAGCAATTCTGTAAATTGTAGCACCAGAACTTACAAGAACATCATATACATATCTTCCTTCCGAAATACTTCTTGTAGCAGTTGATCCTAAAGATATAGTAAATTTACCTGCAGTGGCACTAGTAGTGTCAATTCCAACAATAAAAGTAGCTGCTGCAGTAGTACCAGATCCAACTGAAACACTTTTTCTCATCTGCGATGAACCTGTCCATCCAGTTGTTGTAGCAATACCAACCGCATTTGTTGTAGAAAAATTAAAACCAGTACCTGAAGTATCTACTACTTCAAAAGTACCTGTGAAATCTGCTCCTGTATTAAGAGTTAAATCCGCAGCATATGCTACTCCAGCTTCTGGATCAAAAGTAAGTTTCTTAGTTGCCATTTGCTAGATTCCTTAGAAGTTGCTTGATTTCATTCATTTCATTCTTTAAATCGTCGAGATCTTGTTTCATAGATTGTGTTTCTTTTTCTCTCACATCTCTATTAGAGATATACTCATCATATTGAGATTTACTAGTGTTAATAATACCACCAGTACGAGAATCTCTAACTAGATCATTACGATCTTTTAC